ATGTAATATGTTTTTGAAATGTTTCTTTATCACATTTGCAAACAACCTCTTCTTCTTGAATATGTCCCCATCCTTCTGGATCATCATTTTCTTCCTCACTATTTTCTGGTGTTGGAACTGGACTAACAACAGGAGAATTAATAAAGTTCATTTTTTTAATATTAAAATAATCTTTTATATCATTCCAATCATATTCTTTAATATCTCCTTTAATTAATCTATCATCGGTTTCCCACATATTATTAGTTTTAATTAAATCACAATCAATATCATCTTTTAATATTTTTTGTTGTTGTTTATATTTAGTAAGGTTTTTAATATAACAATAATAATGTGATCCTTTATTTGTTTCAGTAGTTGCCACACAATCATCATTTAATAAATCATATAATTCACAATCACCTATATCTTTTTCATCGAAATCAATGCAATATAAATCAGGAATATGTTTAACAGAAATTGAATAAGTATTTCCATGTCCTCTATTATCTTTAATTTGATCAGGGGTTAAATTATTCTTTTCTCCTTGTGGAGTTTTAACTCCATTTATTACATTTACTTGTATCTTTCTATAACAAGGGATTTTATGTTTTTCTTCAATTTCTTCTACGAACTTTTTAACAGAACGGATATTCATATATCTATACTTATATTTTAATTCTGGATATATTTTTTAATCTCCTTTCTTTTCTCTCCTTTTTGTATAAATAATATCATCATTCTTTTAAATAATTTTAATCTTGAATTATTTGTTCTTCTTCATCTGGTTTTTTATCTGGTTTTTTATCAGGAACTACTTTTTCTTCATCACTTTCTTCATCTTCTTCTGCATTAACCTCTCTAATGCACGACCACATTCCCCAGCAACATGATATAGTTCTACATTTACTTTTAAACACAATTAATAATAAACCACCTATACTTGAAATAATTAAGGCGGATGCACCTGCCATCTGGTCTAATGAAAAATCGTCTAATTGTCCCATCGTATAATATATATAATATAATATTGTAAATTACAATATTTTAAAATTAAAAAATATAGAGATAAAAAAATATTTACATAGTTCTCCCTGTTGTAATCTGTTGAGCACCTACACCTGATAGTTCCATCTTTTTCTGTGTTTTTTCTTTTTCCTGTTTATCTAATTCTTGCTCCCCTTTTTCTCCTTCTGCAATATTACCTGCTCCTCCTATAATTCCTGATAAAATATCAACTGCTCCTCCT